TCAAATACGTTTTACAAAATCGGTAGCGATTACGACAACACAACAACAAGTATCATGCAAATTGAATGCGTGGACGATTCGTCAACCGCGCCGGTTTTCTTTTATTCAATCGCAACATTTGCAAGTGATTCAACACCATAAAAAATATGAGTTTAGGACGTAGATTTTTAGGCTTAGGAAGTTTAGCTGCAGGTGCAGAAGTATCTTATCTCGTCATTGGTGGCGGTGGTTCAGGTGGTTCGCCTGGAACAATTAATCTAACTGAGGGCGGCGGTGGCGGTGCCGGAGGATACCGAAATTCATATTCAACGGAATTGTCAGGTGGTAGTTCATCAACCGAAACGCCTTTAACATTTACATCCGGCACAACATACACAATCACAGTTGGTGCTGGCGGTGCTGCTGCGTCATCCCAAGGTGCAACTGGGAACAATGGAGGAAATTCATCAATTAGTGGTTCCGATATTACAACAATCACATCTTTGGGTGGCGGTAAAGGTGCATCAGCAGGAGTAGGTGCTAATAATGTGGAAGCTGGTGGAAACGGTGGTTCTGGTGGTGGTGGAACAGACTACTATGGCGGACCTTCAACAAGTGGAACTGGAACTGCAAATCAAGGAACTAATGGGGGACACGCTTGTTATGGCCCAAATGGCGCACGTGATGGCGGTGGTGCATCAAGTAGCCGACCAAATGGGTTAAATTCGTCAATCACTGGAACATCGGTAGGTCGCGGAGGTGCTGGTCAAGGTGCTTATGATTTTCTTGGGTGTCAAGGCGGTTGTGGGACAAGTCAATACACTGATTGGGGTGGCGGTTTAGGTTGGGCGCATTATCCGTCAGGTGGATGTTCACAAACGGGAACCGCCGGAACTGCAAACACCGGTGGCGGTGGTGGTGGTGGTCTTCAGTCCCAAGGTTTAGTAAATTATGGAAAAAATGGCGGTTCGGGAGTTGTTATTTTAAGAATGGCAACTGCTGATTATTCAGGAACGACAACTGGAAGTCCCACGGTCACGACTGACGGAAGTGATACAATTTTAATTTATAACGGAAGCGGAACTTATACTCATTAAGATATGGCGCATTTTGCAAAACTTGACGAAAATAATATTGTTACAGAAGTGCTTGTTGTAAACAATGACGTCTTATTGAAGGCGGACGGCGTCACCGAATCCGAATACAAAGGAAAAACATTTTTAAATTCTTTGTTTGGTTCGGCGACATGGGTTCAAACATCATACAACGGTTCAATGAGAAAACAATTTGCGGGAATCGGATATTCATATGATTCAACAAACGATGTATTTGTTGCACCCCAACCATATGATTCATGGTCATTGGATTCAAATCATGATTGGCAACCGCCGACACCAATGCCGACAGACGGTCGTACATACGAATGGAATGAGGACAACGAAACGTGGGATGTATTTACCCCGCCCCAACCATTTCCGTCTTGGACTTGGAACGCTGCAGATTGGGAATGGCAACCGCCTGTTGCTTATCCTTCCGATTCGGCAGCTTATGAGTGGAATGAAGATGACCAAACGTGGGATTTAATTTCATAAAATGGAAAACGTAAAATTGTATTTAATTAATTTAAGTGCATTGGCAATAAGTTTTTGGGATGGTATCATTCCCCCATTGCAAGCCATTTCACTTGTTGCGGCGATTATTTACACGTTTTTAAGAATAATTAAACAAATGAAAGATGGCAAAAATTGACATAAATAACGACGGCAAACCGGACATTTCGATTTCATTGCCACAAATTATCACAATGCTTGCGTTGTTTGCATCAATAGTTGGTTCATATTATACATTGAATGCAAAGATTGACGCGTTGGAAACTGCGACAAAAAAACTGAAGGAAAACGAACAAAAATACACGTGGCCCGCGCAACGTGAATTGGAGAAAGAAATGCGCGCCATGGAACTTGAAATGAAGGCGTTCATGAAGGACTTGGAATATTTAAAGAAGTAATCATGAAAAAATATTTTGACATTGTTAAAGATTGGTTTATTGACCGTTGGGAATCCGGAATGGCCTGGGACATGTTTTTGCTTGGTCTTGTGTTTATGTTGGTACTGATTCTTGGTCTTGTGATATTTAGTTAATATGTATGAACCGCAATATTTTTCGTGGGACGAATTTGATTGCCCCAGTCATGAAGGCAGTGGGCGCGCAAATATGGATCATGATTTTGTGCGCATGCTCGACAAGTGTCGGGAACTTGCAGACGTCCCGTTCAAAATCACAAGTGGATTCCGCACCGCGGCATACAATAAATCACTACAAGAACGTGGTTTTAAGGCGTCGAATAATTCCGCACACTTATACGGACGCGCCGTGGATGTCGCCGTCACTGATTCATCAACACGGTTTAAGATTATCAAGGCAGCAATTTCCGTTGGATTCAGTCGAATTGGTGTCGCGAAGACGTTCATCCATATCGACAACATGGACGAATCCGACAACAAACCCACCGGTGTCGCGTGGTTATATTAAAACCGCAACGGTCGGGAATACATTAAAATATGTCAAAGAATAGGAAAAAATTTCGTGACACGAATGTTGGAAAATTCTTGTTGCAAAAGATACCGACGATTGTTTCTGATATTGCTGACGATACTGCCGTTGGGTCTGTTATTAGTGCCATTATTGGTGGCAGTGATATGTCGGAAGCGGACAAACAAATTGCCCTTGAAAAATTAAAAATGGAACGTGCTGAAATCGACGGAACGACGCGTCGATGGGTTGCAGACGCAAGAAGTGATTCATGGCTTGCACAAAACATTCGTCCATTGACGTTGGCATTCCTTTCAATATCATACACCATTGGGTGGTATTACGGTCTTGAAATGGGTTCCATTACTGGATTGATGCAAGTCGTTCTTGGTGGTTATTTTGGCGGGCGTTCTGTTGAGAAGGTATTTGGCAATTCAAAACACAAATAAATGGCAAAGGGTTTTTCACTTATTAACAAGGTAAAAACAAAAACCAAACGTCCAGGGATTCACGGTAAATCCAAACAATCCCAATTAAAATCGTCCAAGAATTATCGCAAAAAATACCGTGGTCAAGGACGTTAAATGTTAACAACACAACAAATCATTCCGTTGATTTTAAGAAATAATTCGCCGAACTTTGGTGGGTTAGTGGTTTATATTAATCGTTTAAATACTTAAATATGTCTGAAGAATTAAGAATTCGGCGTTTAGCCGAAAAAATTGCAAAAGATTTTAATTTGACAATTCGTGAACGTACTGACCAATTGCTTGAATTGGATGCAATACAATACACGAATCTTGGTATTGATTCAACCAAGGCAGAAAAAAACAAGGTTAAATCGGATTCAAAATTCATATACAAACAAGTAAAGGGTATTGATGAAAAGACGGGTGAACAATTACTTGGAACAATGGACACGTAAAACAATGCCAAAATCCGCAAAAAAACCGACACGTTCAAAACTGGTCAAAAAACTTGACGTTATTTATTCGCAGTATATACGACTTAAGTATTCCGACGAAAACGGAATGACTGAATGTTTTACTTGTGGAAAACGTGACCACTGGAAATCCATGCAATGCGGACATTTTATGTCCCGCAAACATTATTCGACACGTTGGAATGAAAACAATACACGTGTCCAATGTGTTGGCTGTAATTTGTTCAAAAATGGCCAACAATATGTGTTCGGTAAGAAACTCGGTGAACAACTCGCAGACGAAATGTATATGTTGTCAAGGGAAATTCGTAAATTTACGTCATCTGAATTGGTCGATTTGTACGACCATTATGCATCCGAAGTCAAAAGGATGTCATAATTTTTTGTGTTTTTGTTCTTGAAAGGGGGGTTGATTTACGTCACCCCTTTTTTTTGTTTAATTATTTTTTTATAACTTCACGTTAAATTTTAAATATATGGAACAAATTCACACATTAACCAAACCCGAACTTGTGGGTCTTGTCTTGGAACTTCAGGACGAAAACGAGAAACTTAAAAATCAATTAATTATTCGAAAATGACAGAACAACAACAACAAATCATTCGACAGTCATCATTGAATCGCGCCGTCGATTTAGCAATCGCAGACAAAATTCAAATGGACAAAATCATTTCATTTTCCCAACGATTCGAAAAATATGTCATCAACGGGAAGTAAAATCAAAAACGTTTTTATCAAATTCAATTATCATAATTATGAGTGTACAATCAATTTTAAAGGTTCGCGGAACAATCAAGAACATATCCGACGAACAACAATTCTCACCGAAATTCAAAAAACAATCGGTGGCATTAACAACCAAAGACAAATATCCGCAAACAATTCAAATTGAATTTATCAACGACAAGATTGCATTGTTGAACGGATATATGCAAAACGAAGATGTTGAAATTTCTTTCAATTTGCGCGGGAATGAATTCACAAACAAACAAGGCAAGAAGGGAATTATCACATCACTTGCAGCGTGGAAAATTGACCGTCTTGTTGGCGAACTGACAAACGCACAACAAAACAACGACCGCGCAGAACTTCAAAATTCAGACTTACCATTCTAATAAACGGGGGGCGTATTGCCCCCTTTTTTATATGATAAAAGACAAAAACACATTAAAACAAGAAATCCTTGACATTAAGAACGGAAACGTCGTCGAGGGATTAAAAATTGGGATTCCTGAAATTGACGAATTTTATCGGTTCCAAAAAAATGGAAGTTTGGATATTTTCGTCGGGCATGCAAACGTTGGAAAGACGACATTTATCATGTATTTGATGACATTATTTGCAAAGAAACACGGGTTGAAATTCGCGGTTTGGTCTGCGGAAAACACATCGTCATCAATTATGCGAAAAATCATTGAATTTAAAACCTCAAAACCAATTGATAAATTGACACAAGATGAAATCGATGAATCAATTGATTGGGCGGACAACCATTTTAAAATCATTGACATCAATCGTTTATACACATACAAGGATGTTTTGGAAATGATTGAAGGTGTTCATAACGCTTATCCAATTGACGCCGCATTGATTGACCCGTACAACGCATTGACGAAGCCAAAAGAAGAATTGAAGGCGTACGGCTCGCACGAAATGGATTACATTGTAGCAAGCGAATTCAGGTTGTGGGCAGAAAAACACAAGGTCACATTGATGGTGTGTATGCATCCGGTGACCGAGGCAATGCGTAAAGTTTGGCCCGTTACACATCCACGTGCGGGCTTCCCGCAACCACTTTCAATGTCACAAGTTGAAGGAGGTTCCAAGTGGGCAAACCGTTGTTCACAATTTTACTCATTAATGCGATATACGCAATGTCCCGAAACTTGGAACATGATGGAACTTCACGTTCTTAAAGTGAAAAACATCGAACAAGGCGGTCGTCCGACATCTTTACAAAGTCCACTTGTTTTTAAAATGATTCAAAACAATGTTGGATATGAATATTCAGGTGTTAACCTTATGCAAGAACCAAAGACACAAAAACAAGTAATATTTTGATTTATTTATTAATTGCAATTTCGTTCATTTTGATAATGATTGCCGAAGTTAAAAAGGCGGACATCACGTTTGCGCCCATTTTGGGAATAATGTTCGGCGCGTTGTATTCGTTTACCGATTATGAAGAAGGGCGGGAACACACATTGCAATGCTGCATTTTGTTTTTGTCAATCACGGTTCAATGGGTAACGACGCACAATGGTTAAATGATATTGCCAAACACCATGACAAATGGGTTTCACTGGTCAAGAAGTTCAACATCCAAGATTGGATGGCGGAAGACATCGTCCACGAAGCATATTTGGCATTGTACAAGTACACGAAACCGGAAAAGATTATCCACAACGGCAAAGTGTCCGACGGATATATGTTTTTCACACTGAAAACAATTTCATATCAATTTCATAATTCAAAAAATAAAATTCAAAAGGTATCAATCGATGACGATGACACATTTTTACAACTCGCGTTTGACGATTCTTCAATCGAAGAACAAGAGGCATTCCACAAAATATGTAAATTGGTCGATGAAGAAATGGAAAATTGGTCATGGTACAATCGACGACTTACTGAATTATATCGCGACACCGATTTGTCAATTCGAGGGATCGCGGGAAACACAAACATTTCGTTTGTCAGTATATTTAACACACTAAAAAATTGCAAACAACAAATCAAAAATCAATTGTATGAAGAATGGCAAGACTACCAAAACGGTGAATTCGAAAGAATCAAAAACCCAAAAAACGACGTATAAAAAATACAAAAAAAACCATTCCAGGGGTTCGAAGGGTTTGGGCGACACGGTTGAAAAAATAACAAAGAAGACCGGAATTAAAAAGGTTGTTGACACCGTGTTCCAAAAACTTGAAAAAGATTGTGGATGTGACCAACGCAAGGAACGTTTGAATGAAATATTCCGATATGAAAAACCTGAATGTTTTACGGAAGAAGATTTCAATGTTGTTCACGAAGCCGTCACAACCAACAAGAAAAGTTTCACGGGTGAAGAACAAGAACAATGGAAGGACATATATATGCGTGTTTTCCCGAACTCAAAAAGACCTGAATGCACATCGTGTTCGTTTCGTTCGGTGATTTACGACAAATTAAAACAAGTGTACAATCAATATAAATAACAAAAACAATGAACAAAAAAATTCAGAACCTAAAGGAAATGGAATATTATTCCAATTTTAATTTTGTGGGCGACATATTACTTCGTTTAAAAAAGAAGTATCCCGACAACGAACAAATCCAGGACGCAGCCGAAGCGATGACACAAATCGGTTTTTACGTTCAGGATTTAATATCAAACCAATATTGGTACGAACATTCAATGAATCAATATCGTGCAGACAAAACACGTGCAATCGAACGCGCCCGACGCGCGGAAAAACAATTGAACAATGAATGAATTTGTTGCCGGATATATATGTCTGCGATTGTTTGAATACATCGTAAAAGAAATTTTTTATTTTTTCACAAAAAATCAATGAAAGAAAATACACTTATCAAAATGCAACGCGACATAAAAAACTTGACCATCGCGGCGAACATAATGTTGCAACGTATCAAGGAAATCGAATCCAAGCTTGAAAAAGACGCGACGGAATAAATATTTTTACTAACTTTATTAAAAACAAAAACATGATTGATTACAGAGAATTTTTTTATCAACAAATGACCGACGATGACTTGCGTCGGATTGCAAACGACGAATCACAACTTAGTTCGTTCCGAAAGGATTGCATCGCAGAACTTGCAGACAGACGTCAAATACTTCCGGAATGATTACATTGTTAAACGGCGACACATACGGTCAAGAAGAAATCAACACACTTGCCGTTCAAGACGAATTCTATTACGGCGAACTTATGCGCAATGCGGTTGGTTCGTCGGAACTGAGAAACATATACGACGACCCCGACAAACAACTTCAATACATGCGTGGCAAGGGTGGAAACACCGAAGCGTTGACATTGGGGAAACTTGTCCATTGGTGTTGGTTGGAACCTGACGTGTTTTATTCAAAACAATACATTGACGCACCAAGAATCAATTCACCTGAATTCGTTGCCGCCATAAATGAACACGGCGAGGAAAACGTTTTCAAGATGAAACACAAAAACATCACTGAATGGATTTGTCGCAAACTCGACACCAACGAAAAAATACATGAAATCCGAAAGGGTGCGGAAACCGAAGTCCCCATGGTCAAAATGTTGAATGGTGTTCCCGTACGCGGAAAGGCGGATTTGATAAAAGACGGCATCATATACGATTTAAAAACCGGTATTGTATCCCCACAACAATTTGAATGGAAAATTGGTGACATCAATTATGATTTACAAGCGTGGATATACATGCAACTATTCCCCGAAATGGAAGGTTTTAAATTCATATATATAAACAAACACACCCGCGCGGTCGGACTGATTGAAGTGCCAAAAGAAGTCATCGAACGCGGACGTGAAAAATACGAACTCGCGGTTCGGGCATATTTCGAAATATTTCACAATCGTGAATTGGATGAAATCGAATACATGCTTGACCAATATTTGTACGAAGGAACTGCAAAATGAATCATGACATTGTCTTGGAATTTTATTTCTTAGCATTACGCGACATTGAAAACGGCGCATCAATCGACGAACTTGAAGATGCAATAAAATTGTACGAAGAAGAAGAAAATTATGAGGCATGCGCCGGAATCCTGAAGGCAATACACGAAGCCAAATATTCAACAATCAAAAACATAAAAAATGAATCATAGAATTATCAAAGAACTTGTCATCGACGAAACCAAGGTTGACTTGAACAATCCCGACATCGTCAAAAGAAGGACATCAAAATGTGTTTACGCCCGCATGCATTATTATAAACTTGTAAGGGAGTACACCAATATGTCGTTGCATCAAATCGCAAGAACATTGAAACCGGCAAAAGACCATGCGACGGTGTTACACGGTCTTAAATTATTCGAAGACATGCACGAGTCATATCAACACGTTCGCGACACACACAAACAATTGAAAATGCGTGTGGATTACATCCTTCGACTTCAAGAACAAGAAGGGTTGACATTCGAACAATCGATTTCAAAACTGCAAACCCTGGAAGAAGTCAACAAGAATTTAATCGACCAAAACAAGAATCTAATCCATCAAATAAACCAATTACATGAGCGCATCGAAAGACAAAATCAATACCTTGTTGGGCGTGGCTACAAAGTCATTGAATGAAAAACCAACAAAGGAAGTGAAACCCAAAAAGAAGTACAACAAAGTTGAACCGTTTTTCAACGGCGTTGTTTCGAAACATTTCAAAGGAATCAATGTGTACATTGGTGATTTGGATTTTAAGTTTGCAGACGACACCACAGTCATCATTGCTGAAATTAAATACGTGGATTCGACACATACCTTCAGAGGGAAAAAACTGACGATGTTGCAATGTCGAGAATATTCCGCAATGCAAGGTGTACAAGATAACCTTGGACGCACACAACATGCGTATGTATTCGAGGCGCACGAAACGAACAAACCGTATGTTGCAGCGGTTCCGTTTTTAAAACCAACCGGAAAAGAAAAACATCCACTTGATTTTTTGGATTATGACAATGCGCGACTTGTGTACGTGGAACACGAAGACCAACTTGGTCGTTTCATTGCGGGCGACAGACATGTCGGAACAGAAATGCGACAACCGTTGAAATGCGTATAAAATTACTTGATTTGTTTTCCGGCATTGGGGGTTTCCACAAAGGATTTCAACAAGCCGGATTTGAAGTCGATTCATATTTTTCAGAAATCGACAAACATGCAATTTCAGTATATCAACACAATTTTAAAGAATCAAAATATGTCGGAGCAGTTCAACATGTTCGAGGAACACAACTTCCAAGAATCGACGGAATCACTTTCGGAAGTCCATGTCAAGATTTTAGCATTAGCGGAAACCGTTCCGGCATTGACGGACAACGTTCAGGTCTTATTGCCGAAGCAATACGGATTGTCGACGAATGCAGACCACGTTTTTTTGTCTGGGAAAATGTTAAAGGAATGTTCAGCACAAACGGTGGCGCGGATTTTTGGGCAATCTTACAATCGTTTGCCAACCTTGGGGGTTATCGACTTGAATGGCAATTGCTCAATTCAAGGTGGTTTGTACCCCAAAATCGCGAACGCGTGTACCTTGTCGGATATATTGGAAACGGAAGTGGACGACAAGTATTTCCTATCGGACAAAACAATCAAAAGATTGATGGGATACAAAGACAATACGCAAATACAATACAATCACAGTACGGAAAACTGCGGGAAGGTTCATACATTATTGAAAGTAAATTCAATCAAGAAGTCAAACAAATAAATGAATCGACTGAGTGTGGTGGGACACAACCCCATCAACAAAATCGTGTATATGACGACACCGGCATTTCCCCCGCACTTATGAAGGGCAAATCGGATTTGATTGTGAAGACCAACAATTCCAGGGGTTACGAAATCGCCAGTGAAGGCGACACAATAAATTTTGAAAACCTTGCCAGTGAAACAAGGCGTGGACGTGTCGGAAAAGGAATCGCACAAACGTTGAACTCGACATGTGAACAAGCGGTCATTGGGGCCATAAGGGGTCGTAAATACCGAAACGAAGAACCAAAATTCGAAGAACGAAAAGACGACACATCCAACACATTGACATCCGTCACAACGGACAACATGGTCAAGACACAATCAAGAATAAGAAGATTAACACCAATTGAATGTGAACGACTGCAAGGATTCCCCGACAACTGGACACAATACGGAACAAATGGAATCATATCCGATTCACAACGATACAAGATGTGTGGAAATGCAGTGACCGTTGATGTGGTTCAGGCAGTCGCAGAACGCATAAAAAATGTAATATGAAAGACGACATCGTTGAAAAGGTAAAACACAAATTCGACACAAGAAGTCAAAAGGGAATAAAAGAATACAAAACAACACTTGCAGACAACCCCGACGGGTTTTGGCGATGGATAAATGAAATCCAGGAAGAATTGATGGACGCGGTTTTGTATCTTGAAAAAATAAAACAAGTCAAGAAGTGAAAAAAAGAATTTTACATCCTGAATTGGAAGAATAAAAAAAAAAAAAAAAAAAAAAAATCGCATACAAAACAACACGTCGATCGTTTATTTTTATTGGCGAAGAATTAAAGGTCGTACCAAGTAAATCGAAACAAAAAATGGTTCCAATATTAAAAGACCGATTTGACAACTGGGTTGATTTGGAATATGCAAAGACAAATTTGATTCACGAGTGATTTAACAAAATACACGTGTTTTTATTTTTATAATTGAATAATCAATTTTTTTCAATCTTGGACGGAAGAAAAAACAACGGTGGAAAACGTGAAGGTGCGGGAAGAAAACCCAAGTCAGAAGAAGTCGAATTAATTGAAAGGTTGTCACCCCTGGATGACGACGCATTCGAGGCACTGAAGGACGGCATATCAAAAAAAGATTTCCGATTCGTCAAATTGTTTTATGAATACCGATTTGGCAAACCACGTGAAACAAAGGACATCAATCTTGAACAAGATGTCCCATTCATCATTGAAATGGACTAACCATTCCCATTTCGGTGAAACCCCTTGGAGGTAACACGAACCCAAACATTTGACAAAATTTTTTACCTGAAGAAACGGAAACGTTTGATTCGGGGTGGGACTGCTGCGGGCAAAACCATTTGCATCTTGACGATAATGATTAACGAATGTATGAAGTATCCGGGAAGTGAAATGTCTGTTGTGTCCGTCACATTACCACATTTGCGTCGTGGATGTATTCGTGACTTCAAACAAATAATGGAAGGCATTGGAAAATGGCGTGGCAGTCGTTGGAACAAATCAAACCTGAAGTACACATTTTCAAATGGATCGTCAATTGAATTTTTCAGTACGGAAAACGCCGACCGACTTCGCGGTGCAAGACGTTCGCATCTATTCATAAATGAGTGCAATTTAATATCACACGAATCATACAATCAACTCGCAGTTCGTACGACCGACATCATTTGGTTGGATTACAACCCAAGTCAATTGTTTTGGGCAGACCGTGAACTTGTTGGTCAAGATGACGTGGATTTCATCACAGTCACTTACAAGGACAACAACACACTTCCGGACACAATCCTTCAGGAATTTAAAATCGCACGGGAAAAGGCATCTAAATCGTCTTACTGGCGCAATTGGACACGTGTGTACTTGGATGGGGAAATCGGACAACTGGAGGGAAGTATATTTCCCGACATACAACATATCAAAGAAATACCATACGACGCGCGACTTCTTTGCCATGGACTTGACTGGGGGTATTCAATAGACAATTCAAGCTTGGTGTCATTATGGTATCATGACGGGCGATACATATTTGATGAAGTTTTATACCAAAAAGGAATGTTGAATTCCCACATTTCGCAGTTCATGAAAAACAACGGAATCGAAGGACAAGTTTGGGCGGATTCAGCAGAACCAAAATCCATTGCCGAATTGCAGACATACGGGCATCAAATCAACGGCGTCACAAAAGGTCGTGATTCGATATTGTACGGGATTAACTTAATCAACCAAAATGATTGTTTCATCACTGAACGTTC